TTCCTCTTTTTCCGTAAGGTCTTCTCGTTTTATGCGATATTTTCCTATATAACTATATCGATTATAGTTGTCATCTTCATATACGGAATATTTATTGAAAAACGATTTATTTGTAAGCATGCCTATACCAAATATTTGGTTTATATCATTATCCATTTCTAAAATAATTATTTTTGCGTCTATAGGAATATTTTGCGAGATTTGTTCCGGAGAACAATATAGACATCCATTTGGCCATTTTTTATTACGATAATATTCGTTTTGTTTTCGCGTTTCCGTATTGAATCTAGATGTTAATAGATAGGTTCTCAATGTTGACTTATAACTGCGGATATTTATATTCTCTTGTTTTTTTTGAAGTTTTTTTCTCAAGACATCTTCGGTGTTGGTTGTCATATAGTATCGTGCCTGATTGTATTGTATAAGGTTTTAATAATAAAAATGTTCAATTTTATTTATTGGACTGGTTTGCATATATTTGCCAAAACCACGGCATGTCATAGACAATATTCATATGATTATTTGTATCTTGTAGTTGCTCTTGAATTTCTGTAGCGAGTGGCTGTGTATTGTCCCATTTTACGCGAATAATAACACGTTTGAAATTGGTATTGGTTCGCAATGGGTTCTCGGTTATTCTGTCAATATAACCAATATTTAATTTGACGAAGGTATCAAATATTTGCTTTCTGGATATATTAGAAGACATTTTTGGAATACATATTTCTATTGGTTTTATAATGGGCATAAATATTGTTTTTATTTTATTATAAAAACAATAGTAGATAGGTTCAATTTTATTTATTCAATCAATCAATGTGATATTTGATATTTCTTTTATGAATCTTTTGGAGCAAGTTTCTACTAATAGTCCATTTGCGTAAATACCATAATTCATATAATAATCATCATTTTCTAAAGCCAAGTGATAAATAGTATATGTTCCAGGTAGTTCATATACGGTTGCTTTCTCATCCACACATGCTGGTAAACGATATTTTTTATCAGTAACATAAATTTTACCATTTATTTTAATTGTTTCTTCTTTTTGAATGTCTGAAGCAAATTTATTTACTAATATAGAATGACAACCCGTAATAATTAAATCTTCAAATAATTCTGTATACGCATTTGGAGAACACTTATATAATTGATCTTTGGTGCGTGTTGTTGTTGCAGAATGCGTCATTGTACTAAAGCCAATCATATCAATGGGTTTGTAATTATTTTTTAATGTTTTTACCAAATCGCCTTTTCTTAAATTTTCTATTGGAACATATTTTTCTTCACCATCAATGAATGAACAAATCTTTGTTCCTTCTAAGAAACAGGCTGGTCTATCTGGATAAACAAAATAGCCATAAAAACCAAATACAGATAAATTGAAACCATTATCATAAACTCCTGTAGGCGCAGGAATTATATCATTGTCTACTTTTGCTATTCGCCATTTTGTGTATGATCCAATACTTCCATCATAAATACTAGTGCCAAGTATATGAGAACCACTTGTTGCTATTGCTGCGCTGTAATTTTGTGCATATGCGTCTGTATAATTATTATAATAAAATATGGGTGTGCCAACTGGTAGTGCAAATTCATTCATTGGGCCCATTAAGAGTCGAGGAACATTTCCAGTATTTTTTGTGTAATGTTTTACACCTTCATTGAATCTAAAACCTGTATTTTCTGATATGGGGTATGATGTATCGTCAATAATAAATTCACCGATGCTATTATTGATATATGCTAAATACGTGGTGTCAAAATGTCTTGATCCTACATCTATATGTGGTTTACTATCACCCTTTATCCATCTCATAGGTATTTCTGAAACGGTCGATACATCTATTCCAAATTTTGTTTGGATTGTATTTTTCAATGAGTATGATAAAGGAATTGTAAAATAGGATACATGTGATTTTGCGAGTTTTGTTTTTGCCTCGATCACTTGTTGTAGTTGAAGTAAATATTCGATATCTTCATTTGTAAAAATGTTTGAAATCTGAGTGGATGTCATAATATAATAAATTATATTATATTTTTATATATTTTGTTATTCAATTTCATAGGCGAATAGAGAACCATACTCTTTTTTCACCTCGTTTATTATAGGTTCGACATCTTTAATAGTGACTATTTTTTTGTGACGTTTGACTAGTTGCTCGGCTATTTTAAGTTTTGCGGATTCTTCGACAATAGGAATTTTGGAATTGTCTTTATAACAAACATTTGAAAAGGTAAAATGTGATGGTGACTGTGGGTCATTGATGGGCTGAATCTCGCATGTCAATAGTCTGGCCATGTTTTCAGAAATTTGGTTATTGGTTGATAGCAATTGCTCCGTTTGAAATAAAACATGTTGATTATTATATTCTGTAGTTGCTTGTAATAAATTAGATTGAATTCCATTTTGGTCCATTAATTGTTTTAATGCCCTTGTGTCTCTAGGAAAGCAAGGTCCACCGAAGGAAGGTCCTGGTCGGAAATATTTTGTTCCAATTCTTGAGTCTGAACCGATGGCTTCGAGAACCGTTGATTTATTTACATTTGGTAATGTATCGCATAAATCGGATATCATATTTGCGAAACTGATCTTTGTAGTAATAAACCCATTGAGAGAAATCTTTACAATTTCGGCTTCGGTTGGTTTCATAAAGCAAAATTTGGGTTCATATACTTCTTTGAGAACTACTTTCAGTTCTTCAGACTCTGTTCCTACCAAAATAATATCTGGGTTCTCAAATCCTCGTACAATATCTCCTTGAGCAACAAACTCAGGATTATAAGAAAGAGTTGTGTTTTGACATTGGTGGATTAGTTGTTTTCCGACATCCTGAATATAATTAGGCATGACAGTACAACCAATAATGAAGTGTTTGTTCTCAGGTTTCAATTTATTTATTTTTTCTAGTAGATTTGAAAGGATAGAATGATCATAAAATCGAGAACCGCCACCATTGGGTGTTTGAACAATAATAAAAATAATATTAGAATGATTTAATCCATCTTGGAGACTTGTTGTTGCCTTCAGGTTCTCTGATTTTTGTAATAAATTATTGTATTCTGGTTCATCAAAATGAATGTTTTTTTCATTGATTCTATTTACATAATCTTGAAAAATATCAACTCCGAGAACATTATATCCAGACTTTTCAAGAAGTAGTGCAAACCCTAATCCTAGTTTTCCGATGCCAATGACAGTGATGTTTTTATAAAGGTTCTCCATTTTATAATAATATATGGATTCTTTTATATTTATTTTTGATGCATAAATATAAATGGTGATTACTTTACTCTACCGAAGGATATTGATTTACCTACTGAAGGATATTGATTTACCTACTGAAGGATATTGATTTACTCTACCGAAGGATATTGATTTACCAAAGGTCACTACGTTACCAAAGAATATTTCTAGATAAATTATTTGCAGAATACCTGTTGTTTTTCCAATCACCTTTCATATACTTGGTTCTCGTTAAATAATTTTTACGTCGGCTTTTGTCATGATGCTTTGTATAGTCCTCGTAACCGATTTGTCCGAAATTAATCCATTTGTCATTCTTTTTGTCATATATGCAGTACTTTTTTTCAGGATTTCTTGCTGGATATAACTTGGCTGTCTTACCTAAATATTTGTAGGCCATTTTTTGCGCTTGTTTTGGTGTTGTCCATCGTTTAATAGACGTTTTGAAATGGATGGCTTTTGGATTTGTGTTTGGATTTATTTTATATGTTTTTGCTTTTGAATTTGCTTTTGAATTCGGCATTATATATATTATAGAACGATATAGTATTTGCCTAATTCAAATTTTGTTCCTTCAAAAAACGCAAGGTTCTCCATATATTTCGAATAAGGAATAATACGAATATCAAAACTAATGCGCGTTTTATTCGTTTTATTGATACGATTACAATGTAGTAATTTATTAAAATATGCTTGTAAAAATTGATTTGTTTCTAGAACAAGGTTCTCAAAATTCATAGGATGGATTTGTGAATTGATTGTTGGTTCATAAAAAATACTATTTGTTGAGAACATTCTTGTTATAGGAACTACAATATTCATTTCATGTTCATTATGGCCAAAATTAGAATCACAATGAAGGCCTATTATATTTTCAGGATCGTTTGGGTCACAGCCAATCGCTGCATTATCTGGGAAACTAAATCGGATATTTGGTGTTTTTTGAATGACTAAGTGTGTTTCTTCAGGAAAAAGAGGTAGTACATGTGTTTTTATAAATTGATGATATGTTTCATTGAATTCAGAGGTTTGGTCTACATACTCGTGAAAATGGCGAATGAAAATGGAATTGCGGTCATTTTTCCAACCATGAATTTGTTTGTGATATTCCTTGTCTTCATTAGAGATAAGTGGTGTTTCTAGGATATCATGAAGATTATCTAGTTCTCCATAAAATTCATATTTATTTTCAAAAATTTCTCGAATGAATTGTGGAAAAGGGTTCTGGTTCTCAAAATCATGAATCCGAATCATTTTTATAACTATAAACAAATGTTTATATTATATTTTCAAAGTAATAATTATCATATATACATCTTTATATCATCATAGTAAAATATTGCGTTATAATAATTACCATGTAAATATGGTATAAAGATCACATTATTTTGTTCCTTTATTTTATTTATATAAAACTGCATTTTGCTATAATTATATCCTTGTTCAATTATCACATCGCCCAATACGATAATTGTAGAATTTTTTGCAAGCAACCCATTGAATAAAAAAGCGGAACCGTCAGTGACGACTATAATTTTTGAACTTTTTACTGCTTTAATCTGATCATAAAAATTTATTACATTGTCTGTATGAAAGACTTCTGAATGAGGCATGTTTGTTATAATGTCTTCGCAATTATGTGTTCTCGGATTTGCGCATGAATTTTGTAATATTTGGCGCGGTAGTATTAAATGATTTATTGTTTTATCGAAATCTATATTATTTAACCAATTTATAAATACATTTGCATATAATATATATTCATTATCTAAATCTTTATTATTTAAATGTGTAATAGGCAATGGGAAAAAGCAAACATTATTTGTATTTTCTATATTATACAAAATATTCGTAAATGAAATATTGTAATATTCCAAAATTATT